AATCGAGGTAGGAGGTATGTATATAACAGACGTTATCCTTTACTCCATTAAAACCCTCTTGCACGCCTCTACTCTCGTAGTACTTCATATAGATAAAATGCTCCTTACTCGTAGGGTTTAAGATTAAGACTTTTATATTTCGGTTTGGATTGCTTGCGTCGTTACCTCTAATCGATAGTACTATCTTATCGTAGATTGCCTCGTCTTGCATCTCCTCCGCCTCGTCAAGTATGAGCATAGAGAAATCTTTTAACCCCTTGAGGTTTGCTGTCTGGACTCCAGAGCCTGCTTTTAATCCTTTAAAAACTATTTTGCTCTTATTGAATTTTGAGACAATCCTGTTTTGTTGCGACTCGAAAGATTCCTCCAGATTCATGATTTCGATTTTCTCCTCTACCTCAGCAAAGATAGAATCCTTTAGAGAGGCGTTTGTGTACCTGCTATAAAGTATTCGATGCCCATACTTCGTACAACTATTTAAAGCGCTTAGAGACGTCGCAAATGATTTCTGAGAGAATCTACCGCCTGTTATTATAAACGTATCCACGCCGTCGGGTATATCGAACAATGGCGCAAATTTTTCGCTGAGGTTTATATTACTCATTCTCTGGAGTTACGTCAATAGTTGAGGTAAAGGAAATAGTCGGAATGTTTACGCTGTTACCCTCTGAGGTTATATCTACGCTTTGCATAGGTTTACCGATTGTATACTCTAGGTATAGCTTAGCGCTCTGAACGTCTCCTGTCATCGCTGACGCCTCTAAAGTTTGAAAGACAGCTATAAAGTTCTCTTGAGATGTTGCCTCCGTTATAAGCTGCTTAAAATGATTCTTGCGTCTGTCTATACCTTTTGTCTTTGTAGACCACCCGACGTTACCTGCTCCTTTTGTCATATTATTAATAGGCGTTAACTATTAGTATTAAGCCTATATATAAGACGTAAATATATATACTATTGTTTCTTATATAAAAAAAACCCCACCGATTAAGGCAGGGCTAACAAAACTAAACAAAACTAAACAAAATTAAACTTTAACGAGTCCGTTTCTGTAGTGGTCTACAATTACGCCCGTTTTTAATGTGATTGTCTTATAAGGTACTATTTAGTAATTTACGAGTATTCTATTTATTAATTTTGTCATTATTTTAATTTTTTTGCGGCGTTAAATCCTGCTTTCCATTCTTGCCTAGAATGCTCTCCTATAATAGTAATTAATTTATATACTTGCCCATGTGTTAAATCTAGGTCTTTGTCGAATAATCTGTTTAGTGCTGTTTTTAATTCCATTGTTTTGTTATTTAAAAAAAGACGAGCAGCCTCCTAGTAACCGCGCAACGACCAAGTATTATAGTTAGCGGATAACTCCCGTCTTTTGTTATAGTAATTATTTTTAATTATTTTCCTCCCAAAATTCGGTATCATATAAGCATACTAACTCTTTGTAAGTTAAGCTCTCTAAATAAGGTATATCGTAACCTCTTTCATTCCATAGTAAGTGTGTGCGTGTCTCCATAATATTTTGCTTTAGTTGTTATTGAATTACTATATAAGCTCCACTATCACACCAAGAAACGTCCTCGTTGGCAAAGTCTCTTATTATTCTAGCTTCCTCTAAGCTACTACCTTTGTAGATAGTTGTTTCGTATTGGTCGATTACTGTTAGTTCTAATTTCATAATGTTTGTTTTTGTTTTTGTAAAGATACATGTGTTTATTAGTTATAAACACACTAAATACAAATTTTAACAAAACTTTAACATTTCAATACTACTCGTTTAAAACCTCAAATATTAATTGACAGGTCTCATACTCCTCGATATATTCAAAATAAAGCAGGGCGTCTCTGGAGAGAATCTGCTCGTCCTCGTCACATAGCGGCTCAAAATTATACTTGTCGTATTCGTTATAAACAAAAGTACATACATACTGAATCGACTCGTCTAGTAAATACTCGACCATACTGCGGTAGAATAAATCGTGCGCGTCTGTATAGTTTTGATTTGTAGCCTCCTCAAAAAAATCGTGGGGGTTGTCAAATATTACGGGTATGCTCATTTAAAAAAGTTCGTTATATACGCAGTAATGTACAAAGTCGTAGTCCTCGTTTAAGGTATCTATTTGGGCGTCTGTCATTATTTCGCCGTCGTAATATGCTGAGACTATAAAAGCGTCGCAAAAGTCGGGATAGTCGTTTGTATCTATCCCGTCAATCTCTATGTTATCGATTAGGCTGTAATTCATACCCCAGAGCTTTGAGCCTCGTCTACGTCTTTAATCTCGTTAGACGATAACGCGGTTACTATTGCCTCCTGATTGTGTGCAATATCTTTAACAAGGAAGTGAAGATTTGACAGCCTTGTTTCTAGTTCGGATACCCGTTTCCTCAATACTTGCTTGTTTAATGGTTTGCTTTGTTTCTCTAATCTTGGCGTTTTCTCGCTCATAACTTTGTTGCTTTTTAATTGTAGCGCGTTCCATATTTAAGAAAGCGCTCATTTGATTATTAATAAAAAATTGTACTCTCTCTTTTGGTATGCCGTCGAAATACTTATCGAAATCGGGCAGGTTATTTTTAAGCTCTTTTATCTGTGCATGGAGTTTTATGTTAACATTTACTAAAGTCTTAATTTTCTCCTTTGCCTCGTCTAAAGATATATGCTCCTCGACTATAGACTCTTTTGATTTTGTAGGCTGTAGAATCATGGCGAGGGATTGATAGCTTTGTTTAAAAAAATCGCTGTATTTGTAATGTACATCGAAACTATTTAAAGCGTGTAATACTGAAGAGTGATGGTGTCCTGTAGTCGATCCTATCTCTGCGAATGGTTTACCTGTTAGCTCTCTAGCAAAATGAAAGTATAAGCATCTCGCCATTACATACTCTCTCTGTCTTGTATTCTTATCTATTTTTAAACTGGTTACTTTCTCGACTGCTTTTTTAATCTTTTTTAACATAGTTCTTCTTTAAAATGTTTAAACTCTTCTAGGCTACGGATAACTATATATGTGAATCCTTGAGACTCTAGTAATTCCTGCCATAATATTTGCTCTTTGCTTTGCTTTCCTTTGGCGTTTTTAAGCTCAATCATTACGGCAGAGCTATTGTAATAATAAACCATATCGGCTCGCCCTTTAATTAATCCGAGCGCCTTATTTCTATTGCCGTCTATTTTGTTAGCGGAGTTGTTTAGGTTATAGCAAAGTAAACCTCTCTCTTTGGGGTAGTTGTTCCAATGCCATTGGAATATCTGGCTTTGTATTTTAACCTCGCTTAACATCATGCTCAAATATAAAGTAAAAATCGTCTAGGTTAACGGATAGGAATTTTTGCATTAAAGACATGGTCATAAAATTAAGGTCAAAGACGTTATTGTTAGTCTCTAGCTCTTTAACGATTCTCTTCGCAGTATGAGGAAACTCCTCTATAAGTAGGTCAAGTTTTGTTTTAACCTCTGGGTTTAATCTTTGTAGTAAGTTTTTCATTTTGTTTTTGTTTTTAAAGGTTTCTTAACTGAGTAGCCGTTGCGTCTTAAAAGATTAACAGCTTTCTCGATTTCTCTTTGTTTAATCCTGTAATGCTCAAAAATTGAATTGCTTATCGTCATGATATAAAATTTTAAAAGGGGAGTGATTAGCTCCCCGTTAGTTTTATGCTAGGTTACAGATTAAAGTTCTTAACTCGTCTCTAGATAAAGTCTCTAGGTAGTCTTGTGTACCTGTAGGGTCTGTCATTAAAGATTGTGCTGTTTTGATTAATTGCTTTGTAGTTACTTGTTCAAATGTTTTCATAATTTTTATATTTAGTTAGTTGTTCTTATATACTAAAATCATATCACCCCTTCCATAAGTACTTATAACATAAGTGAAGCCTCCATCTATAAACTCACATTTACTAGAGACACCTGCTATGTGGCTAATGTACTTATACCCTTGAGTTCCTATTCTTTGCTGAATCAAGTGTGAACATAACTGAGAGAACATTCTGTCGTCTCCTGATATAGCCTTGTAAGGTAGCCCTTTGTTGCGGCTGTGTGCAGCTACGTTCCAATACTTAAACTTCCTCTTATCTCCTGTCACGAAAACATCAAATTTATTTTGTTCTCCTGCTAATTGTATTTTTTGAATAAGTGTCATAATGTTTATATTTAGTTGTTTTGTTTGATACAAATATACAGATGTTTATAACTTACAAACAAACAAATTTGTAATTTTAACAAAACTTTAACATTTGGCTGTTAACTAAAAACTTTAAATCTTTTTTTATTTACATACTCAAAACTCTTTTTGTATCCCACCGCCTCAAGGAAATCTCTAGCGTCCTCTCGGCAGGTTTTACGATGCAATACCCACGCCGCAGTTATATATTTATCCTTTACTGCCTGCGCAAGCTCTTTGTTTGACATCTCGCTGTAGTTTTTAATTACCTCGTTTTTAATTAATTCAAGCCTAGCAATCTCAGCCTGCTTTTTATTTATAAATTTATGAGAGCAATAAGGGCAGACTTTTGTAGAGGCTAATAGTATCGCCTTACATTTCGGGCAATCTTTTACGGGCGCAGGCTGCTCTCTTGTTAGTTTCTTTTTAAGACTCCACTCTCTAGGATTCTCCCAATGCCCAAGCCTTTTAATATTATTACCAAAGTCTAGGATATTAAAGCTCTTTAGGTCTGCGGTAATCCTTGAGCCTCGTCCGCACATTTGCAGAAACAAAGGGAGCGAGGTTGTAGCTCTGTATAGTATTATAGTCTCGATGTCTGGTTGGTCGAATCCTGCGTTTAAAATACCGCAGTTACAGATTATAGCTTTGGGTGTTTCGTTGTACCATTGTAGTATTGCCTCTCGCTCATTTTTAGGGGTGTTTCCGTCAATATGTTTTGCCTCGTATCCTCTTGCATTAAATTGAGCACATACGACCTTAGAGCTTTTTACATTCGATGCGAACAATAAGGTCTTTGTATTCTCTGTTAACCGCACCCAATTGTCTACGACTCCGATATATGTTTTGTTATCCTCGTAATAGCTTGCGGTATCAAAATCCGCTCCTGTGCGCTTTAATCCTTTGGTATCTATTGGCACGCCGTAGCTATTTGCAGAGGATAGGAAACCCATTTTAATAAGTTCGGGTGTATCTATTCTTTGTACTATAGCGGTATAAAACTCGTCGAGAGATACGGCGGTCTTTCCCTTTCGCTCTGGTGTAGCCGTTGCTCCTATTACATAGGCAAGGGGGTTAATTAAATGGAGTAGTTTGGTAAATACGTTCAAGTGAGCCTCGTCGATTACTATTAAGCTCTTTGAGGCTATAAAATCGGTATAGGTTTCTTTGCGCCTGTCTATTGTTTCGACCATACCAACGTGTAGCCTAGCTTGTAGGTCTGGATTTGAGCCGCTCGTAATATATACGGGAGTGAGTCCAAACTTCTCAAAAGAGCTACCTGCTTGTTTTAGTAGCTCGCTCCTATGAGTTAATACTAGGACGTTCCCTCCGCGTTTTAAATGCTCCGATATTAAGTAGGTAAACATAATAGTTTTACCTGCTCCCGTAGGAGCGCAGAGTATAGTCCTGCGGTTTCTTTTAAATGAGTTGCGCAAGGATTTAATAATCTCGTTTTGGTATGGTCGGAGTTTAATCATTGCAAAATGTGTTTATTATTAATAACCCCTCTCGATGATTGTTTTAAATTGTTTGCTGCGGTTGTCTTGCCACGCAATAAGTCCGCCAAGTCTTGAGA